CGGCTCTGTTTGCAAGCCGGTAATGTCGAATACCTTCTTGGAGGTAGACACGCCCTCGGCAGTCACCGTAAAGCGCGTCGGGTCAGGCAAAGACCCGCGGACCCTAAGCCGCCGGAACAGCTTAGGCTCGGTGGTCGAATACCTAACGCGGCTAGTGCGGAGCCATGCCTCCCGGTTAGAACCGGGGCCGGTCCCCTCGAGCAGCACGCCGTAGTTGTCTACCGCGAAGACGAGCTTCTGCCCGATGCCGGTAACTGCTACCCCGCTAACGTCGCCCGACACGGCGTCGTCAGCGAGCAGATCCGCGGCGTGCGCGAGCCGGCCTTGCTGGTCGACCTGCTGGCCCAAGTCCAGCCGGACAAGGCACGACTCCCCGTCCACGTACTGAGTGCCGCCGGCGAACAGGAAGCGGTCGCGCGCCGCAATGGCGCGCACCGGCTGGTTAGTGGTAACCGAGAGCGGACCGTAATTCAGCACGCCGGTAAAGGTGTCGAAGGTGCCCACCCTAAGGCCGGCGCTAGTGCCGATGCCCACGAACGAGCCGGCGGTAGCGAACAGCGCGCGCACAATCTCACCGACTGGCAGGTTGATCGAGCTAGCCGCGGTAAGCACCGGCACCGCGCCGCTAGTGTCCAGCGCGAAGGAGTGGATAGCGCTCTGCCCGCCGGCGTCGCCAGCTGCCAGAATGGCGCTAGGGCTCTCGCTAAAACACCGCCAGGTCCAGTTAGCGGAGGGGTGCGTGTAGCGCGAGGCCGGCAGCGACGGACCAGCTGCCGACAGCTCGTAGATGTCCCGGCCGATAGCGGCCATCAGCCGCGACTTAACCCAGCCCAGGACAACCTTGCTCGAGCCCGTGTTGTAGAGCAGCGTGCCGTTAGTGGCGCCGTCCACCGGGCCGCTGTAGATGCCCGTACTGTCGGCCACGTAGTAGTTAGAGCCGTCCGTGACCAGCGACAGAATGGTGCCCGAGCCGCCCCACGTCAGGGCGGAGGGCGAGCCCCCGACCGGCCACTTAGTAAGCGTGCTGCTGGTGGCGACCAGGACGTAGTCGGTGCCCGCCTTAGACGCCGTTACCAGGCCGGCGATAGCGCCACTGGCGGTAACCCCGCGAGTGGTGTCCGGGAGCCGCTTAACGACTCCCGGCGTCCACACGTCGCAGTTCTTGCTGTCCTGAAAGCGGATGCGCGCGACCTCATCGGGGATATCCCGCGACTCAAACCAGGTAAGGCCGCGGCCACCGTGGAAGGAATCCTGCGCGCGGCGCCACCAGGCGTCGCCGATGCTCTGCTCCCCCGGCTCCTTGCCGATGTCCTGCTGGTCCTTACGGAACTGCGCGGTCTCGCGCATCATCGGGTTATCGCCGGTAGCCGCCGAGAGGAACGGCACACCGCCGATGACGTAGTCGTACGAGTAGGACCCGGCCGCCGAAACGCCGGCAGGACCGGTAACGCCGATCCGGCCGGGGAGCCTGGTGAGGAACTTCACCTAAGCCCCCTTATTCGTAGCAGGTAAACATGGCGGTGAACGAGAGAGCCCCCGTCGAGTCAACCCGAGCCCGGAAAGTGGAGCCCGTGATGTTGTCGACGCCGACCTCGCCGCCGAACCCGCCCGTAAGGCGCGGGGTTACATGGATCACCGAGGGCGTAAAGCCCGCCCCGTGCGTGACCGTGAAGAAGCCGCTGCCATCGGTGGTAACCGCGGCGGTGCCCCAGTGGATGCGCTTACCGCCCAAGGCGGTAGGCACATTAGGGATGTTGTTGCCAGTAACGCCGCCGGTAGCAGCAACGCTCCCGGCGCTGACGGCCCCGGTAACACTGGCAGAGCCCGCATTAACGGCGCCAGACGCAGTCACGCTGGCAGCGGTAACCGCGCCCGTAACGGCCGCGGCGCCGGCGGTAGTCAGACTGGCGGCCGTAAGGTCGCCGTCCTTGTCGACCTTGAACGGAATCGAGTTGTCGCTCTTCCGCAGCTGCAGGCCGTCCGCGGTCTGCGAGGCCGCCATCTTCAAGACAAGCGGGCTGGTAGCAGCGTCAGTGACGGTGACCGCCACCTCGCCGTGCTGACCAACGCGGCTCAGCGCAACACCGCTCGGGTCTTGGAACTCCGCGATATTCGCGGTGCCCGTGGTGGCGGCCTTAAAAGTTGCCGCCGGCGAAGTGTCCGATGCCTGAAACGCTGCGGTGTCGATGGTGGGAGAAACAAGGTGCTTGTTCTCGAGGGTCTGCACATCGTCAGTGCCGACCACATCGCCGATAATGCCGTGCACGCCGCCGTTAAGGTTGGCGTGCAGGTTAGCTTCGTCCGCCTCGGCCGCCGACCAGCGGTGCTCGACAGTGGCGCCCGAGCTGTGCGTCTGCGCGGTCGTTCCGTCCTGGCCCCTAACGACAGTGAACGAGCTGGGACCGATAGCGGTGACAAGCACGACCTCGGCCAGGTCGGTATCCGGGTCGATAACCGCTTTGCAGGGTGTGCCCGGCCAACCGGTTTCCGTGGCGCTAAACAGCAGCACGGTATCGGTGGGGACTACGCCGGCGGACAGGCTAAGCGAGTTAGCGGTGTTGGAGAAAAAGAGGCGGGTCACGTCCAGGTCCTCACCATCCGCGGCGCGCCATAGCGCGCCTGCAGCGCACGCCGCTCCACTTCCAGGCGCTCATTGAACATCGTGGTCATCAGCCGGCTCGAGTTAGCCGCGGCCCCGGCAGGGCTAACCAGCGAGCGCTGCGACTGCTCAACCGACTTGGTCTGAGTCCGCATCAGCTCATCAGCGGCAACCAGCTTTGCGCAGGCGCCCAGCACAAGCAGATCCGAGGCCGATGCCGGCAGGCCGGTAACAGCCGCGAAGTCGTCGGCGTCATTGACCAGCCGGCCCGGTCGGGCCTTGTAGGTCACCTTAAGCCTGGCCCCGGTCCAGATCGGGTCGGCGATAGCCAACGAGTAGCCAGTAGCAAACCCGGTAGGGTCCGCCTTAGCGTCGGTCCGCCAGCGCCTGACCCCGATCCAGTTACCGAACGGTGGCGCGAAATACTGGACATCCAGCACCTCTTCGACATCCGCCGGCAGCGGATAGCCCCACTGCGTGAGCGAGACATTGTTGGACAGGTCCATCTTGACCGCGTACAGATCCGGGTAGAGCCCGGCCAGCACCTCGTTAAGCGTGCTCTTGACTCGAGCACGGGGGAGGCGCGGCGCCCGTGTTACTCGGGCGCCCGCAGCGTGAGCCACCTTGGCCGTGCCCTGCTGCCCGCGCCCGAAAGGCACAAGCACTAGCGTGCCGCTAAGGCTGTCGCCCTGCTGGGCGAGCACCAGCTCCTCGTCGACCTCGTACAATCCGCGGCCGATCATCGTGTGGTCGGTCAGCAGCAGCGTGGTCTCGCTGGCGTCGATCGAATTCTGCAGCGCACAGGACTGCTCGACCACGCCAGTGAACCGACCGAACATGCCCATCGTCTCGTCGACTAGCTCGGCAAAGGTCGTCATGCGATTACCTCATCGAAAGTGAGCGGGTCGATAGACGCGCCGTTCCATACGCCGGCGAGAATCAGTTGGACCTCACGCTGCCCGTCCCAAAGAATCCATTCGGAGCCAGCGACGATCAAAGGCTGGGGAATGGACACCGCACCATTCACCCTCGCCGGCGTAGCCGTGGCGTTAGTGGGCACAACCACAGTCGGTGTGGGAATGCTAGCGACGGCGTTAACTCGAGTCGGCGTAGCGGTAGCGGAGCTGCCGACGCCAACCGTGGGCGTGGGCACAGACACGGCGCCGGCGACGGTGGAGGGCGTCGCCGTGGTGCCCTTAGTCAGAGTGGGCGTGCCAATGGTCGTCGTTCCGGCGACAGTGCTGGGCGTAGCGGTTGCGTCGGTCCCGCCGCCGCCGCTGGCGGTAAAGTCGGCGTCGATGCCGTAGAACGACTGATCGAATGACTGCGTCGGGACCGCGCCGATGTTGGTCCCCAGCCCGCTGTTCTTGAAGCACCCGTTAGGGAACGCAGTCGGAGCGTCCTGCCAACCAGTCAGGTTGCCGTTGACAACGGCCGCGCTCTGGAAGAAGTGCGACTTGAGCGCGTAGCGATTGGTGCGGACACAGATCAGGAACTTGTCGCCGGCAGCGACGGCGACCGGAGTGGTAAACGTGAAGAGCTTCCACGTTCCCGCGTCGCCCGACGCAGGCTTGGTCTGAGCCTCGCTCGCGACGATGCTAGGGCTTGTCAATACCCCTGAGTTGACCTTGATGGCCCCGATGGCGAACTGGGCGTTGGTCGGGATAGTGGTCGGGACGAAGTACCAGACGCCGCTGATCGTGCCGGCGACGGCGAACTGGATGCCCGTGCTAAGGATGTATTCAACGGAGTCGGTAGACCCGGTCGCATCCGACCAGCCACCCGAGGGCGTGGTCTGCCCGAGAAGCGACGCCATTACGCAGTCCTGAGAATGACAGTCCCGCTAGGCGTGCCATCCGGGACAGGATCACCCAGCCCGAGCACCAGCACACCGCGGTTCGAAGTGACCTCGAGCGCGCTTAGCCGCGCGTTAACAACCGCCATGTCCTCGACCAGGCCGGTTACGCCGGCCTGGCCGTGAGTGTGGCCGGCGTCAGCCTTAGTTGCGACTGACGCCTGCACCGCGGCGATCTGATTCTCGTGGTCGTTGTGCGCGTTGGTGTGCCCCGGATCGTTGTCGTGGTAAGTCATCAGAACGTCTCCGTGAAAGTCTCGGCAAACGGGTCTGTGTCGCTTACCACGTACTGCCCTTGGCCCTCGGCAACCAGCTCGTCGAGCTGGTCATCGCTAAGCGGCGGGGTCGCCCCGCCCTGATAGAGGCGGTCAACCCCGACCAGGTCAGTCCAGTTAAGGTTTTCCCCAACCAGCCAAACGCCGTCCTTGCGGTATAGCGTCTGGTTGACGGTGACCTTGACAGCCAGTCGGCCGTTAGGGGCAATAGGCCAGGACTCAATCCGAGTGGGGCCAACGAACCTGCGCGTACCGGAAGGCGGCGGAGTCTCCCCGCCACCACCTCCGCCGGGCGTGTTGTTCTCGGCGACGATCGTCGGCAGCCCGATAGCGACCGCACCAAGGACCACCAGCTCGGGGATCACAAGCGCTAGCTGCTGAGCCTGTTCCGTTGGCAGCGGAATCGACGCCAAACCGGAAACCCGGTCCGGGAACATGGTCGAGCTGACCTGGCCCACCAGCGGCGTGAAGACCGCTCGGCCCACAACCGTAGCCGGGACGTGGACCGTGACGTTGGCGCCGTTAAGAACGGTCGGAGTCGGAATCGACACGGCCCCGTCAACTCGCGACGGGGTTGCCGTGGCCGACGTACCACCGGCGGCAGGAATGACCATTGCCACGGTAATCGCGTTGGCCGTGCTAACCGTGCCGGTCATCACGTCGCCGCTGTGCGTGCCAGCTGCTACCGGGGCGCCCGAGTCGGACCATTCAGTGGTGCAGGTGCCGGTGCCCGTACCGACCTGCTGAGCGCGCTCGGTAAAACCGCTAGCCGGCGTGATGTCAGTGGACGCGGGAGACCCGCGGTCCACCATGAACTCGCCAACCCAGTTGCTCGAGCCCGTAACCGTAACTGCCGGCACGCTGTGCGCGGTGCCGGCGGTTGTCTCGGCGAGTGCCTGGATCGTTGCCGCGAGCGTCGACACGAAGTTGGCGGTGTCGATGCCGGAGTAAGCCGCGATCGTGATGTACTTCTTGGTCGCGTCGGCCGCGCTCTTAGTGACCGTAACCGTGGCGCCGGCGTCAGCGCCGGTCGCCACCTTAGCGAAGAAGTACGTCCTAAGGACGGTGCCCTTATCAAAAGGGCCGCCGACTTGCGTGTACCCCGACGGCGGTGTCGGCACGGTGCTACCCGTGCCGGCGACCGCGTACGAGATAATTATGCCGTCGTTAGCTTGAACGCCGGGCGGAACGCCCCCCGACACATCGGCGCTGTTAGCGGTGTTCTCGTTGCTAACCGCGGCGCGGAAGCCGTTAGCCATTAACCGCTCCTAGGGTCAGCAACGATCGTCGCGAGCTTCTGCTCCCGGAAACCGCCCGGGTCGTTAGCAGGGACCGGACCGTGCAGGAAGCTGTCGCCGCCCGTGTTCCACCAGCAGATGCCGGCGAAGTTGTTGGCCTTAGCGCAGTCCCAGGCGTCCTGCATCTTGCTAGGACCGAGGTTCGGGTCACCGGCCGAACCCTGTCCGACAGGCGACGGCGCGGTCTCGGACTTGACTCCCAGCTCGCCGACCAGGAACGGCTTGTTAGCCGGGTAGCCCTTAGCGGCCATAGCCGCCTTGATCTTCCCGAACGTAACCGTCTCGCTCTGCCAGTTCGTGCTGCCAATGAGCGGGATGTAGGAGTCGTAACCGTCAATGTCGATAACGGAGTTCGACCCGGTAAACCAGTCCGCGCTGGTGTTGGTGTTGCCACCATTCCAGTCGGGGTGCCATAGGCGGAAGTCCCGGTTCGTCCAGGTGAAAGGCGACTGGAAGAACGGGCTAACCCACGCCACGTTAGTCACGCCGGCGGCACGGAACCTGAGGACCGTGCGCCGGAACAGCGCGCGGAAGTTGGCCGCGTTAGTGGCGTCCGGGAAGTTGTCCTCGGGCTCGTGGAAGACGGGGCAGATCCAGAACGTGTGCGTCGGCCGCGCCTGCACGATCGCGATATTCGCGTCGATCGCGGAGTCCGGAACGGTGGTCAGCGTGAACGGTGCGAGCTTCCAGCTGGTGACCGAGATCCGGCCGGCAGCGCGGTCCTCGTCAATCGAGCCGGTGTTCATGCCCCAGTTGTTGCCGTTGTAGCTGCGCCGCAGCTTGAACGTGCGACCGACAGCAGTCTGCACGTTGTTAAACGCTGCGTCGCTGTTGTCGTTAAGGCCGTGCAGAACCTTGTTGCCAGGATCGCCCGGGAACCGAGCGCTGTTGGCGATGAGGATTGTGGGCGTGGGTACGCTGGCCGATCCTCTAATCAAGCCCGGCTGCGGAACAGCCGCAGCCGGGTTAGCAGCTCGGATCAGGACATCAGTGCGCCCCGACGCCATTACGGCACCAGGTCGAGACTCCACACACCGCCGGCAGGCCACTGAATGGTGAACGTGCCAGCGACCGTGGAGAAGTCGGCGCCGAAGTCGATCGTGACCTGGTTAGCCTTAGGCGTAAGGCCGTCCGCGTAGATCGTGGCCTGGCGCGCGTTGGTAATCGTCGAGCCGGCCCAGCTAGAGTCGGCGATGTCGAAGACCAGGTTGCCAGTCGATATCACCAGCGTCGGCGACGCGATGACAATTCCGCCGGCGGTGTAGCCGGTGCCGCTAACCTCGTTGGTGGACGAGTACGAGGATGGGTCGGCGTTAAAGTTGGGGGTAAGCGCCGACGTGTACATGGCGACCTTGTTAAGGGTCGACGTAACGTCGAGCGCGATGACGTTCTTAACGGCGTCGCGAATGGTCGCGACATAGAGCCCCGAAGCCGCAGTCATTTAGCTTAGCCTCCCTGGCTGAGCGTGGCCTTAACAACGACGGGCTCCGGGTGAACGGTCACGTCCTGCCGGCCGTCGAAATGTTCGGTGACATCGACCGTGGTCTTACCGACGGTCCGATGCGTGGTGGTCTTGTGCCAGTCGCTACGGCCCTGCGTAAGCGTGCCGATCGACTGGACGTGCTCCCTAAAGGAGGGGCACTGGCACTTAGCGTTGCAAGTCACAGCTGGTCTCCCCTAAAGGCGACACCAGTCGCCTCGCTAATTCGCATGGCCGCGGTGATGTCCCGCTGGCCCGTGGTCCGCGGCTGGACGCCCTGGCGGGTCGCGTCTTCGTACTTATCGAGCCGGGCCATAGCCGCGTTCTGGACCTTGGTGTCGAGCCCTACCATCGTCGTTAGCGACTTGACGTGCTCGCGAAAGGACGCGCAGCAGCCCCGGGAACAGGCCATTTGGTGTGTGTCTCCGCTCGTGCTATGTTCGGCGGGCTCGGGCAGGCCGAGCGGTGCCCCGATTTCGTTGGGGGTTCGGGGCAGGAGAAGCGGCGGGACAGTGGAACGCCCCGCCGCCTCTCTCCCCTTAGGGGTTACTGCAGAGTCGCGCTGGTCTTCATCAGCTGCAGCGGCTCCGGGCGGTAAAGCGAGTGCCCGAGGTTGCCGTACCAGCCAACGTGGAAGAAGCGCTTGAACGAGTCACGCCCGAAGTTGCCGACGACAATGTGCGGCTCGCGCACGACGTGTTCGACAACGGCCTCGCGGCCGAGCAGGTAGGTCGTGTAGACCGACGCAGTCGGGGTGTTCGTGTTCGTGATCTTGTTGACCTTCGGCGACTCGACGAAGCGAACGCCCAGCCACTTGCCGATCTCACCGTTGTAGATCGGCTGCAGGTCGCCACCGTTAGCGTGCACGTACACGAACGAGGCGTTAGAGATCGCTTCCCGCTGGATGTCCACCGAGACGTTCGGGTGAACGACGGCGGCGTAAGCGCCGTCCGCCTCCTTAGGCATCGCCAGGCGGGTCCGCATCACCGCGACGTTGTGCGCGATGAAGTCGCCGGTCATCTTGTCGCCCGCGGCGATCAGGTTGACGTTGGTGCCCGTGGAGCCCGAGGCCGGAAGCTTCTCGGCGCCGGCCTGGATGGTCGAGATGTTCGTCCCGGTGTCGTAAACGTCCTTGACCAGGTCGTCAACCGAGTCGATCATGTTGGTGCCGACCAGGCGCGCACGCTGCATCGCCACGTCCGTGTAGGCCAGGTCCTCGAGGCGCAGGGTCGTCACGATGGACGCGCCACGCTCAGTCGGGCTGACGTTCACGACCGTGGGCGCACCCAGCGCCACGGTGTCCGGGTCGGAGGTCTCCGGCAGCGCGCCCTTCTGCAGAGCCAGGAACGGCTCAATCAGCAGCTTGACGGGCTGGCCGGGGTTGGTCAGGATGCCCGGCCGGAAGTCGATCAGCGGCCGGAAAATCGGCTGCGCACGCAGCGCATACCGCACCTGCGCGTCCAGAGCCTTCTCGATCTGGAGCGCAAATGCAGTGGTATCGGTAAAGGCGTTAGCCACTTTCCCTTAGTCCTTAGAGGGTGCCACCCTGCGCTAGCTTGGTGGCGGCGACGGATCGGAGACCCTGGAACGCGGCAGTAAGAACCGCGACGTCCTCGGGCTTATCGAACGAAAGCCCGGAGAGCTTGTTAGTCACCGTCTCGAGGTCACTGGTCGGCGCAGCCGGCGCGGCCGGCGGCATAGCCGCGACCTGCTGGGCGGCCTGCAGTGTCGCCAGGTCCATACCCGGCGGCAGCTGCATCCCTGCGGGAAGCGCGTTCGGTGCGGGGGCCTGCTCACCAGGAGTCTGAGCCGGCGCCTCCGGGGCGGTGGCGAAGATGTCGCCGTCGCCCTTAAGCCACTC